AGAAGATGAGGAAATCAATGAACAAGCCAATGTCAAAGGAAGTGAGAGAAGGTATTGATAAGATGCAAAAAAATTTAGATGATTATACATTAAACAAGGAAGCAAAAGAAATGGCAGATTGGGAAGAACAGTTCCGTGCAGGAAGCATACATGGATATAATGGTGGAGGAAGAGTTGATTTTTTAAGAAATCGTCCGGATAGAGAACTTATGGCTCGTATGATGGTGGCTGAACAAGATAAAAACCCCGGAGACGCTAGAAAAATTGCGCATGTAATTAATAATAGAGCCAGATTAGGAAAAGCAAGGGGAACTTTTAGTGAGCTTAGAGAAAGAGATGGATATAAAAATTTATCTCCTATCGCTAGAGTGTTAGGTGGCCATAATAGACAATTTACTCCATTTCACAGCACTGATAATTTAAATTTTTTTAAAAGTTTTAAAGATCCAAGTTATAATACAAGAGCATACACAGATTATTTATCTTATGCAGATAAAGTTTTAGCTGGATCAGCAATTGACCCAACTGGAGGAGCTACTTTCTTTGATTTAAATCCTAAAAGGTATCTAGGAAATGAGGATTATACTCCAGCATGGGATATAAATAACCCCAATACAATGAGAAATACCGGTCATTATTTTTGGAAATACAATCCAGAAAAAATGAACAAAGGTGGACTGGCAAAAAAATTCAGCGTCGATGACGCCGTGGCGATGATAAAAGCGTCACCGCAAAAATTTCAGGGTGGAGGGCTGGTAAAGCTGTTCGCTCCGAAGGTCATGGGGAAACTGAGCAAGTACGCACCCAAGATAACAGGAAAGGGTCCTGACCTGAGTGGAGTAAGAGCTGACTTGTATACACCGCCAAAAGGACCTTACACATTAACGGATGAGAGTGGCGTTAGGATATTGGAGAGAGAATTTCAAACACTTGAGGGTGCACAACTCGCTTTAGACGACCTTGCAAAACTAAGAACACAGGACGCCTCAACATTCAAGATATTCGGAAAACGACCTCCCAAGACAGCGGAAGGAGTAAGCGAGCCGGCACCGGAAGTAAATCTTGGAATGGTGGGTAAAGAACTACCGCCGGAGAAGCCAGGGGCGATGTTCTGGGGCTCAAGGGAAAAGATCATTCACGCTCCGTCCGAGTCCATGACCGGAAAGCAGTGGCTGCAGTATTTACAGCTTCCAAAGCACGGAATTTTGAATCCGAAGGGATTTCCAATCGTAAGGCACATGGAACTTAATGACACAGGACTGGCGCCGCACCTATCTAAACTTGGAAACAAAACCGTGAGCAAGGAACAACTGGTGAAGGACTTTGACACAAAGCTGGCACCGGAACTTGATGTTACCGTGCTTGGGAGCAAAACAGGCGAGGGAGGAGAGTTTTACAAAAAGATGCAAAAAATGGATCTTCAGCCATACCGTGAAGGGCCACTGAAGAACGTACTGAAGACAGTAAAGGACCAAGGATACCCCTTAAAGGAAGCGCTGGCGAACAACAACACGGACGAAATATTGAGGATCATCAAGGTGATTGACGACTCCGCGTTTAACAATTTTGGAGTTGCCAACCCTATTATGCAAGGATTTCCAAAGAAATTTCCGTTTGAACTTAAAAAGATCCTGCAGGAGATTGCGCAGCTTTCGGGGGCGCGAACGGCTGGATTCAGGAAATACGCGAAAGAGTCCCAATACGGAGGACAGCAGACGCTTGGTGGAGGACAGAATTACCGTGAATTCCTCTTTAAGTACAAACAACCAAAGGGATCGCTTCGTGAAACGGAACCTGTGTATAACTATGCGCATGAATTTGGGTTATCCTCATCAAAGCGCGAAGGTGGATTTGTCCACATGCGTACGTCCGATCGGACGGATGAATACGGAAGAAGAATACTGCACATAGAGGAAATACAGTCAGACATGCACCAAAGGATCAACGCGGCGCAGAGAGTGGTTAAAAGGAAAGTAGCGGAAGGAAAAAGAGCAAGCAAATCTGATTTAGAGGGATCAAGATACGCTCCACGTGGTGACATGATTGCGGAGACGGTGGACAAGGCAAATGAACAGCATTTGGCGTTGCTTGCGTCCAAGATTGAGGACTTGGCGGCGCAGCCACAGACAAAAGCGATACAGACAAGACTTGTGAGGCTTAACAAGGAACGAGCGAAGGTAAGAAAAATGATTGCCGATAAGCGTGCCAAAATGGCTGAAGGGGAGCACAGCGGAGTTCCACAGGGGCCGTACAGCAAGACGGAGGACTATAACGAATTCGTGATGAAATACGCAACGAAAGTGGCGCAGGAAGGAGGTTATGACGGCGTGACCATATCAAGTTCCGCGATCAAGAACAGAAAGCTTTCACCGGGAAATCAGGACTACGGCGGAAACGTTGTGGCGTACGGACCAATGGCGGAAGGCGCAATGAAAAAAGTGGCAAAGAAAAGTGGTGCAAAATATTTAAAAACGTCTATAATAGACGACAAAGGCAGAGGATGGGAAGTTCCGCTGATTTGGCTGGATGATCAGGCTAAACTCAGTGTCGCACGCGGCATGCCTGCATACAAGAAAGGGGGAATGGCTGTAAATGGCTGACAATAAAAACAACATAGACAAGGCTTTGGAGGCACTTACGGGTGCGCTCGAAATAGAACCCACTGGCGAAGAAGTACAGTTGGAGCCCGATAAGGGCGTTAACTTTGAACCAGACATAGAATTAATGGAAGACGGTGGAGCCGAGGTCAATCTTGATCCAAACGCTCCAATGGATACATCAAACATTCCCCATGACGCCAATTTGGCGGATTACATTGAGGATGGTGATTTAGGCAAGTTCTCATCGGACTTGCTTGCAGAATTCGAATCGGATCGTGATTCAAGGAAAGATTGGGAAGATACCTATATCAAAGGCCTTGACATGCTGGGCTTCAAGTATGAAGACCGCACACAGCCGTTCGAAGGTGCATCCGGGGTCGTACACCCCTTACTCGCTGAATCTGTAACGCAGTTTCAAGCCCAAGCGTATAAGGAACTTCTCCCCCCAAGCGGCCCCGTTCGTACCCAAGTTATAGGACTGTCCACTCCGGAAGTGGAGGATCAGGCGAAACGTGTAAAGGAATTCATGAATTACCAAATAACGGATGTAATGAGTGAATACGACCCTGACATGGACCAGCTTCTGTTCTACCTTCCGTTGGCCGGATCAGCTTTCAAGAAAATTTATTATGACGGAATACTGAAGCGTGCAGTTGCAAAATTCATTGCCGGTGAGGATTTGGTCATCAACTACATGGCGACGGACATTGCAAGTGCCGACCGAGTAACGCACATAATCAAGACAAGCGGAAATGACATAAGAAAGCAGCAGTTAGGAGGATTCTACCGTGACATTGAACTACCGACAGGACAGGTTGATTCCAGCGATGTTGTGGACAAGGTCGATGAACTGGAGGGATCTGAGAAAAGTTACGGATCCAGTGACGAAGAGCATGTCATACTGGAAATGCACGTTAACGCTGACGTTCCAGGATTCGAGGATGAAACAGGAGTCAAGCTTCCTTACATAGTTTCAATTGACCAGTACTCACGTGAAGTTTTATCCATAAGAAGAAACTGGAAACAGGGCGATCCAAATTTCGCAAAGAATGACTATTTTGTACACTACAAGTTCCTCCCAGGACTAGGCCTATATGGATTTGGTCTAATACACATGCTAGGTGGGTTATCGCGAACAGCAACAAGTGTTTTGCGGCAGTTAATTGATGCTGGCACACTCGCGAACCTGCCGGCAGGTTTCAAGGCAAGAGGCATGCGCATACGCGACCATGACGAGCCTTTGCAACCGGGTGAGTTCAGGGACGTGGACGTGACAGGAACTTCCATAAAGGAATCACTGTTGCCACTTCCATACAAGGAACCAAGCGCAACCTTATTTCAATTGTTAGGTTTCGCTGTTGACGCGGGAAAAGCCTTTGCGGCAATCGCTGACATGAAGATGGGCGAGGGCAACGAGCAGAACCCAGTTGGAACGACGCTTGCGTTAATTGAGCGTGGAACCAAGGTAATGAGCGCGATTCATAAAAGACTGCATTGCGCGCAACGAATGGAATTTAAAATGCTCGCGAAAGTATTCCAGATTTATCTTCCACCACAGTATCCTTACATGGTTGTGGGTGGAAACCAAATGATCAAGCAAACGGATTTTGATGATCGTGTTGACATTATTCCCGTATCGGATCCTAACATATTCTCCATGGCGCAACGTGTTACGCTGGCACAGCAGCAACTTCAGTTGGCAAGTGCCGCACCACAGCTTCACAATTTGCGTGAAGCGTACAGAAGAATGTATGACGCGATGGGCGTGGATAATGTTGATTCAATATTAAAACCTGACCCGGACATGCCGGAACCAATGAGTCCGGCGATGGAAAATGCCGGTGCAATGCGTGGAACACAGCCTAAGGCTTTTCCCATGCAGGACCACATGGCACACGCGGAGGCTCACGCCGAATTCATGTTTACAAGAATGGTGCAGATCAATCCGCAGTTGTACGCCATGCTGCAGGCACACGTGTCAGAGCACATCTCGTTGGTTGCGGGACAGCAGGTACAGGAAAAATTCAAACCACAGTTTGAGCAGTTGCAGCAACAAATGCAACAGGCGCAGCAAAATCCACAGGCTATGCAGCAAATGAAACAGCAGCAGGATCAGCTGATAAACCAGCAGGCGTCCGAGCAGGCTAAAATTGAGGCCCAAATGACCAAGCAATTGGCGCAGGATGAGGAAGCAAGAATAAGCCGTGAACAGCAGGATCCACTTGTCAAGCTTAAACAGCAGGAGATTGACCTGAAGGCAATGCAGGCTCAAATGCAGATGCAGAAGGACATGATGGTTGACTCTGAAAAACTTGATCTTGAAAGGGACAAGCTGGAGGCGGAAACAAGTATTGACTTGATGAAAGCTTCAACAGATGTTAATAAGGAAGATTCAGCGGAGGCGATGGCTCTTCTAAAGGAGAACATGGCGTCCACAAGGGAGGCCATGAAAAACCAAACGGCTGAAAGGATTGCACAGGAAAATGCGCGCTCACGATCAAATGGACAAAATAAAAAAACAACTGGAAAAGCTTAGTTCAGTAATGCAAAAAGTGGAGGATCTCGCCGCAAGTGAGATACATTCAGAGGAGGATTATTTGCAGGTATGCGGCGCCATGCTGGCTGTCACCAGAAACATGTACATCAGGGCATTGGGCCCCGAGGATACGGCAAGAATGTTCGCAACGGTTGCTGACAGTTTCATGATACAGGAGGAGATTTTAAATGCTTTTCCCCACATGGAGAAACAAACAATACACTAATGAAAAACACAAAGGAGGAATAGCAAATGCCACAGGTAGGTAAGAAAAAATTTCCATACACTTCAGCCGGAGTACAGCAGGCGCAGAAGCATGCCCGTACAACGGGAGAGAAAGTCAACATGGCCGGATACAAGAAGGGTGGATTAAAAAAGAAGAAGGGTGGAACGGTTAAAAAGAATAAAGGCGGAACGGTGAAAAAGAAAAAGGCATACCACCACGGCGGAAGAGTCAGTGGCGGCATGAAAGACAAACAATGTTAAACAGGAGGTAAATATGAAGTTATTGAAAGATCTTTGGAATCATCTAAAGGAATGGAATGACTGGGGCATGAAGGACTGGATTAAAGCCGGTGTTGTTGTCGTGGTTGTTCTTATAGTTCTTAAAGTAATAATTGTGCCAGGTTTATAGTGGCTAACGCTAGAGAGCAATACATAGCTTCTCAGGCTCCTCGAGTAAGGAGGACGCATCCAGCACGTAGTGCACAGGCTCTGAAAACAAGTGGCGCAGGCATAGTCCATCGTAATATGATGGACTTGCAGCGCCAACCTAACCTGAGCGGAGCTGATATTGACAGGCTAAAAGGTCTCAGAAGGGACTGGAACAGGAACAGGAAATACACGGACGCCGGAATGGCGATTGCCGGTGCTACAACACCGCAGGACGCAATGAAATATTACAGCGACACTACGGAAGATTTTCGTCAGCTAAACAAGCCCGCTTACGGCAAGATGTATCCACTTACCGCGGGAATTATGAACATAGGGGAGAAAGGCGGAATACTGGGAGCCATTCTTTCGGAAATAGGAAAGATGGGAAAAGACAGAGGCCTACCCACCATGATAGATGATACAGATGATGAAGTAGAAGAATACGTAAAAAAGACATTTAAATCCCCAAACATTCATGAAGGTGAATTCACTGATACGGAGAACTGGTATGATGACAGAAAGGACGTAGTCATTCCTCCCATGGATGACGATTACGGAGATTTTTACATTAATGAGGACACTTTAGCTAGTCCCCGTTTTGACGATTCAGCGCGGGAACAGGCCATTATGAATCAATATACTGGAAGAAGGGGTGTACCCACTCCAGGAAAGCCAAACATGTATGACGTGGCCGGACCATGGTTCGGAACGGCTCCAGTAGAGGACGTTGAAATATCAGATGCGCCTAAAGGACCTTTGAGAGTGCAGGATTATGATGATACTGCCCTGGAGGATATTACAGTAACGGATACAATGCCTAGTCTTTTTGACAAATGGTGGAAGCCATGGCTAGGACGAAAAGAAGAAACTGAAGTGATTCCGGGATATGGAACCACACACATCGGAATGGTGGATTCGGAAACTGGTGAACCGTGGGTGGATGAACCAAGTTTAGATATTAATTTACAACTTCCTTACACACAGCCATTCAACGACGCAAACCGTGAAGCAGGCATAGCGTCACTTTACGGACAGGGACCGCAATGGGGAAGCACGGAAGGGACATTGAGAAATGAGTACCTTGAACACATGAAAAGAGGCGGTGAAAAAATGACCTACGAAGAATTTGAAAGAGCGTGGGAAAGACTGCACTCCCTACCCAGAGGACTTCATTTTCAGGAACCAAGATCAGGAATAAGATAATGGTCCTCCGTTCAAAAAGAAATTTTAACGGTGGAGGTTCCACATGGAGTTCGTCAAGGGACAAAGCAAGAAGTGGCGGAAGCGGTTCAAAAGGCGGAAGCGGCGGAGCTAGCAGACCCACAGGAGCACAGATACATGGTGGTGGCGGTGGCGGCCAAGGAAGAAGGCTCAATGAGATACAGCAAAATATTAAAAGGCAGCAACAGCAAAAGGAAATACAGAAACAAAATAAAATTAAAGAAAACAATCGCAAAAGAATAGAAGCCATGAAAGCTTCGCAGGCTGCGCAAGATAATCGTTCTTATGAAGAAAAACAAGCGGAAGAAAAAGGAATAGATAGATATGGAAATGTAGTTAAAGATATCTCTGATCCTAACTGGGCAAAAG